TAAAGAATCAAACCTGCGCGATTTAGGTCATGGCGAAGGCTATTGTGTGGATCAATGTGACCTAAAAAAGTTTAAAAAATTAAAGAAGATAACGATGCAAAATGACCGAAATAATGATTAATATTTGTGAAAGTCTAGGTTCTTCTTAGCACATACACGCCAATTAGGTGCCGTCGAATTATATTTCTAGGTGTACCGACCTGCAAGGGGCTTCCATATTCTTAAAATAATCTAGGTGACGTCGCAACACAAAAAACGAACACAGTACAGCAGTTTACAAATATGGCAATCTAAGCGCACTTTTTTTATGAATTGTTAATAAGATCAAAAGATAAAAGTTAATTAATTAAAGGGATTAAAAACTTTTAAAAACATGAGTGAAGATAACGAAGATTTTGGTGTTTGGAATACAACACAGATTGCAATGATGCTTGGCATTACGCCGCAAGTCGTTAATGAACACGCTCGAAATGGTGTCATTCCAAAAATCGGACGTGGCAAATTTAATCCGATCAAAGCGGTGTCGTCTTATTGTAAATGGTGCAGGGGCCAACGTGACGAAGCAACCGGATCAGGTAAATCACTAACCGCCGCGCGAACGGAATTGGCACAAGAGGACACGAGACTAAAACGCTTACAAGCTGAAAAACTTGAAGGCAAACTTTGCGACATTGATTTGATACTTGATGCAGAAAACAAATTGTTGTCCGGCATATCAAACATAATTCGCAACAGCGATATCGATGAAGCTCGCAAAGAAGATATTTTTACCGCAATCCGGGATCATGGCGATAAGTGGAAGGAGGAAATGACAGAATGAAACCGTCGTTTTATAATTATATATCTGGAGCATACCGCATTAATCGTCGTTGCCATCGATTTCGTGCAAGCATGCCGGCGACACAATGGGCTGAAGAGGTTCGTCGAATGGAAGGCGGCAAGCGTTACCGTTTTGACTTTGCACCATATCAAAAAGAAATGATGGAAACGCCGTTTGATCCGGATGTTCAAATGACGGTTTTTCAATTAGCATCACGACTTGGAAAGACTGAAGTTTGTATGAACATCATTGGTCATTCAATTGATGAAGCTCCGCGAAAGATATTGGCTTTATATCCGACAACCTCACAAGCTGAAAAATGGTCAAAAGAAACACTTGAAAAAGAATTGTTTGAATCGACTCCAAGTTTGCAATGGTTGGTTCGCGGTGGCCGGCGTAATTCAAGCAACACCATACTGCACAAACTTTTTCCAGGAGGGCTAATTAATATCTTTGGAGGCAATGCACCCGGTGAACTTAGGAGAGCCAAAGGAAACTTGCTTTTTGCTGATGAGGTTGACGCATTACAAGCAAGCGAAGGTCGACGCGACGAAGGTGATCAATTGTCAATTCTTTGGATGCGTGGCAGTGAGTACCGCGACACAATCAGGATTGCCGCAAGTTATCCAAGTGAAGAGGGACAAAGTCGCATTGCGCAACTAATGGAAAATTCAGATTATCGCAAATGGATGACACCATGCGCAGAGTGTGGTGAGGAATTTGTGATGTTACGCGAACACGTTAAATATGAAAAAGAAAAACCAGAAAACGCCATAATGGTTTGTCCAATAAACGGATGTCATTTGAACGATGATCAACGACGTGAAATGGTTATCAATGGACACTGGCAAGCAACCGCTAAATTTAACGGTGTTGCCGGCTTTTGGGGAAATGGAATGATGTCACCGCATCCAGTGCAGAAAGGTTTTAAAAGTCATTTGCACTGGATCGCACAAAAAGAAATTGAGATTGAGCAAGCTGATAATCCAGATCGGGCGCGACATGTGTTTGTTAATACCTTTGACGCTGATCCATACAAACCGGAACGAGTAGAAGCACCGGAGCCTGACAAATTACTGCAAAGGATCGAGGATTACCAACCGCGCGTTATGTTGCCGGAAGGCGTTTTAATTATTACCGCCGGCGTTGACGTACAAAAACGATGGCTTGAATCGACTGTTTGGGGATGGGGTGAAAATAAAGAATCTTGGTTGCTTGATCATTTCACCATCAACGGCGCACCAGATGATCCGGGAACGTGGTCAGAACTTGAACGCACTTTGGCTAATTGTCGTTATCCACATCCGTATGGAACAGAGTTGGCATTATTTGAAGCCGGTTCGCGTGTGTTTGTAGATGCCGGTCATTGGGATCAACATGTTTTGCCTTGGACATTTTCAAAACAAAAACTTGGAGTTGCAGCTTGTCAGGGATCGCCAACCATTAATGCACCAATACTTGGCAAGCCAAGGTTAGCACATAATCCTAGAGCGCAAATCTGGAGTTTGGGCGTTAATCAAAGCAAAGATATTTTATATCGAAGATTAACTTTAGATCCGCCAAATGATGGCGTTTCATTTCCGCCCGGATTTATTCATTTAAATAAATCAGCAACGCCACAATTTATTGAAGGATTGACGGCAGAATATGGCAAAGAAGAACGTTACCGCGGTGAAGTCTTTATTCGGTACGTTTGCGAAAACTCAAAACGTAATGAAGTTTTGGATACTACAGTGTATGCACATGCTGCCAAAGAAGCCATTCGACCGCGATTTGAAAAGATTAAAGAAAATCTAAAAAACAAAACTCAAGAAACCAAACCAAAAACAAAACGACCAATGCGGAAGCGGCCCGGTCGTGGATTTATTGGAGGTTTTAATTAATGGAGTCTTTGCAAAGTTTAGAGAAAAGCCTGACTGGCGAACAGCGTTTGCATTTAAACATTTTAATACAAGCTCGCGAGGATTTTGTGATTGCGCGTGATCATGAATACATTGATGAAAATGGTTATATTGATGAATCCGCTTTTCGATATAAAGGCAAGGGAAAGCAATTAGTCGGAGGATTTAACACACCGATGACGGTCAGTGGACTGTATGAATTAGCTTTGTACTGGAGAAGCGGCGCACCATTGCTTTCGATCAATGCACTAGGCATTCCAGACATTGACGCATTTGGATTTTTAAAACGATTAAACAAAGCAGCAAAAAACAGAACGCGCTTACCGTCACGCATGCCGCTCGACACACTATGAGAAAAATCAATATTGATTTAGATGCAATTGAAATATTAAGAAGATCGGCAGAGTCGACGCCGGGAACTTTAGCGACTTACATATCATTAAGAGAAATTGCAACAGCTTGTGAATCACCTGATTTTTATACATCAATTGAGGAAATACGATCAAGATCACTAACCAGTGATAGATGGTGTCGACGCAATTTAGAACTAATGGAACGCAAGCGATTGATTGACAAATACAAAACCGCCAACGGTCTTAGGATTAGAATTTTAAAAGTTGCAAAGGCGTGATCTATCGTATTGACCGACCGGCACTATTATAATTTGTGGCCGATACTGCTCCAAAATCAACAATACACGCCGGTGATTCTTTTGATTGGGAATCTGATTTTTCTGATTACCCTGCAAATGACTCATGGGAGGCAATAGCAGTTTTTCAAAAACCCGGTAATCAACCAGTAAAAGTTATTGCCACGACATCCGGAACCAAGTTTGTGTTTACAATAACCGCCGGCGAATGTGCTTTGTTAGAGCCTGGAAAATGGAATTGGGCAATTCGAGTTAATAAAACCACAACAAGTAAAACCGTTCAAACTGGATCAACAGAAATCCGACCAAACCCAGAAGCCGCTTATGTTGAAAGTTACAACGAGAAATGTTTGCGGTTAGTTAAAGCAGCAATTGAAAACCGTCTTGAAGACGTACAAGAATCAATTTCGATTTTAGGTCAGGACATTACAAAGGTTCCGGCCATTGAGCTTGAGCGTATGCTTGATCGTTTTCAAATGCGAGTGAATCGCGAACACAAACAAAAACAATTGCTTACTGAAAACAAGCGTCGCCGTAAAGGTCGAATAATTTTAAAAGGCTAATGAATAGTAAATATTATTTTAATCCTAAAAACGGCAAGTTGACTTTACGCGAGACAAAGAAACGCGGATATGCTGCGGTCACATCGCAACAATTACAAGAGGGGTGGATTGCTAGTTTATCAAATGCCAACACTGAATTGCGTGGTGGATTGGCTAGATTAAGAAACATGACGCGCGACCTTGAAAGGTCGAATCCGTATGTTGTCAGGTTTTTAAATGAATGGGTGACAAACATTGTTGGATCAGGTTTTACTTTTCAATCATTAGCAACTAACGCCGCCGGCAGAGATGACGAACAAGCGCGGTCAATAATTGAAGACGCGTGGGAAGAATGGAAAAAGCCGCGTAACTGTTGCGCATCAAAGGACATGAGTTATTGCGAGTTTAAAGCATTAACTGAAAGATCAATTGCGCGAGACGGTGGTATTTTAATTCAAAAGCTGCGCGGATTTGATAATGATTACAATTTTGCGTTGCGTGTCTTAGAAATCGACAGACTAGATTTAGATTACAACGTTAACAATTTGGAAAACGGAAACCGGATTGTAATGGGTAAAGAATTAAACCGGTATGATGAAGCAATTGCATATCATTTACTTGGCGACCATCCGGGTGAAACGTACAAAAGCTATGGCAAGAAAAGAACGCGAGTGCCGGCTGATCAAATTATACATCGCTTTTATCGCAACCGCGCGGAGGCATCACACGCCGATCCATTAATAACAAGTGCGATTATACAATTACGACACCTTGAAAAATATGAAGAGGCTGAAAGCATAGCCGCAAGAATTAGTGCAAGCTCAACAGTTGCCATTGAACGCGATTCCTCGATGCCTTATGAGGGAGATGAATATTTTGATCAAGAATTAACACCCGGCGGCAAATGGGATTTGGAACCGGGAGAAAAAGCAACGCTTTTAAATCCAACACATCCAAACGCAAATTATGACGGTTTCCGCTCTGGCGTTTTAAAAGGTGTTTCCGCCGGCTTGTTAATGTCTTATCCAACACTAGCACAAGATTATGGTGGGGTTAATTACAGTTCATTACGTGAATCCAAGTTAAACATTAAAGCACTGACAAAATGCTATCGTCGTTTGAATATAGAAAATGAAGAAGAGCCAATATTTCGTGCTTGGTTGGGAACGGCATTGAGAACTGGAGCGATAAAACTACCGGCATCTAATTTTAATAACTTTGCAAAAGGTTCATTTACTGGGGCCGGCTTTGAATGGGTAGATCCGGCGCGTGAAATAAGCGCATTAAAAACTGAATTAGAAATTGGTGCGACTTCATTAAGTCGTGCAGTTAAAGAAAGGCTTGGTGTTTCTCTTGATGTTATTATTGCAGAAAGGAAAAGAGACGCAGAAGCATTTGAAAAAGCAGGTTTGCCAGTACCGGTTGAAATCAATCCAAATCCAATTGCTATCCAATCAGGTGATTCAGACATGCCAAGCGTTGAAGGTTTAATAAATATTAAAGAACAAGCTGACACATACGGTGTTGGTGTTCGTGCCGGTATGATTACCGCACAAAAAACTGACGAAGAAAACTTTCGAGAAAAAGCCGGTTTGCCGCAAATGTCACCGGAAGCCGAAGATGCTTGGAAAGAAGATGGCGGAATTAGACGACCAATTACATTACAAAGTCAAACCGCATTTGAAGCGGCACAAGAGGACATTGAGGAAGACTGATCTATCCGTTTATCAAAATTAGCCGAATTTAAATAAATAATGCAAACAGCGTACAGAACAATCAAAATTGAAAGAGATCAACGCGACGAATTACCGCGTGGTATTTTATCAACAGAACAAGCGGTGCCAATGTTTGATTGGAATCGTGGCGAGTTTATTCCTGAAGTTATTTTAATGAGTGGAATGTTGCAGCGTGGTGAGACAATAAAACTCTTAGATACACACAACACTGATTCCGTTCGTTCAGTATTAGGATCATTTGTTGATTTACAAGTTAAGCAAGCCGGAGAAAGAAACGTCCCACATCGATTTGTTGACGGTGAAATAAGAGTTTCAAAAACGGAACCAGACATTCAAACCAAACTTGAAGAAGGTCACATAAATGAAATGTCTATTGGTTATCGTTATGATGATGACGAAACTATTTACTTAAAAAAAGGCGAGAGAAGAATTATTGAAGGCAAAGAGTACGAAGGCCCGATAAACATCCGCACAAAATGGGAAGCACAAGAAGCATCACTTGTTCCAATCGGTGCAGATGATCAAGCGCAAATACGAGGATTTAAGAGCATTGAAGAAGCTCAAAAAATGATTTCACAAAAGCGAAGCGAAGAAACCAACAGCGACAGCGTGACACCTGAAGTTGAAGAGATCAATGACAAGATCGAGGAATCTGATCCAGAGCCAAAAAGTGAAACCGAAACTAAACAA